ACGAAATGTGCGGTCACTTGGAACTGTAAGGGACGATGCGTCACGAACATCGCCGTTTATATTGATGTAGGTGGTCATGCTGCCATCTCCGTTTCTTGGTTAATCCGCCATGCATTGCGGAAGCTTCGATCACTAGGGATCAGTTCTACAGGAACAATACGCATAATGCATCTGTTTCCTTCGTAATCACGCCATACATTTGGCGTGATGTCCTTCATAATTAAATATTCTATTGCCTCTTCCTCTGTCATCGCAGGGATTGGCGCAGCGTATGGATGCTCTTTAGGCTGTCCATCAGGCACACCTCTGTCACGCTGGTAAGTCTCTATTGGTGGCAGTATGCCTCCCTCCAATGCACAAGCCATCCAGTTAGGGTCTGGCACTAATACCTTAGCTGGTTCGTCAGGTACGGCTGGGTCTTCGAACAATACTCTGTACTTAGACTGCACTGGATCTAGCCTAGTTTTAGCCTCTGCTAACCTATCCCATAGATGTCCGTGGGTCATGCTAAGTCTCCATGTACCTTTGCAGATGCAAATACGCTATCAAATAAACTTCCAGATGAACTATATGAAAGTATTTTTATAGTGCTAGTTGTAACATCAGAATTTTGTGTTGGGCCAGAAACACGAGTATTACGCACAGTACCTGTAACTGCACTATAATTTGCATTTGACATTGATGATGAATAATTTATGGTATTTGTTCCTGTTGAATCATCAGAAAGAGAACTGACGTTCAGACTATCTTTGATGACATTAGTTTCTGAAAAATCCCACCGACACCAAACTTTCGCAGACCCACTGGTGATAAACGTAGTCGCTAAAGTTGTTGTGCCATCGTTGAGGTTGGATACTTCTAGTGTACTCATGCTAAGTCTCCGTGTGCTACCATTGAACAGTAATGCATATCAACAACAGCACCACCACTTTGTTTAGCAAAAAATTTAAAATAACTTACGTTAGGAAGAGTATCATGGGCATGACAAGCCCCTGGGCTAGCTGTGCTGTTACTTCCTCCTATGTGACTCATGGCATAGTTTACATTTCCCATAGCGTTAGTCCAATTAGGTTGGAAGTTTCCTGTGCCAAGGTCAGTTAAAGAAGATGTGTTGAACGAACCATTTATAGCTGGGGTTGTTTGGTTCATAGCAACTGAAGCAGATGCTACACCTTCTGTTACACGACTAGCTGTTTCACCTGTGGCTTTGATGTTTGTGACCGTTATCGTACTCATGCTAGGCCTCCAAATGCTACAGTAACGTGCCTTGCGTCTTGATACGCACTGCCATCGTAACTGTTTGTACTCCAACCAGTAGCTGCAATATCAGCCACCCACCATTGGTCATAGTTATTGTTATTTAAACTTAGTTGCGGAACATATGTTGTAGTGGCAAAATTAGAAGTCACATTGTGAGTTCGTTGACCTGTGCCACTATCTGTTAAAGAACTTATATTGAAGCTTTCGTTAATTGTCGTACCATCCGCAGTGGTATTGTTATATGCTTTAGCAGCAGTTTGCTTAGTCAGCGTAACAGGGCCAGTGCCAGCCGCATCACTTATCGTTGTAACTCGTATCTCAGACAATGGACAAGTTCCCCCCTGTTGTAATGGTTATTGTTTTACCACTCGCCACAGCAAGAGGTCCGGTGCAGGAGGCATTCTCTGTCGCGTCTATTGTAACGTCACTATTCAGAGTCTGCTCGTTAATTCTAAAAATATCACCGCCAGCGCTGGTCTGACCAATTTCGCCGCGCTCACCCTTAAACAATCCACCAACTGTGTTTGCTGCGGGAACAATACTAGCGGCTGGTGGACCTAAATGAACAACGTAAATGTTGCTAGTTCCTGTAGGAGGTGCCGAAGTAAAAGAAAGCGTAGTGCCTACACATGTGTACGCGACTCCGGGATCTTGAACGACATTCTCTACAACCACACGAAGCGAGTTGTTATTACCTGCTTTAGACAATGTAAAATCGGTAGTAGAAGCGTCCCCACTAAAAGTATCCTTCGTGGTGCTTGTGTATGCTAGTGCAGGGCCGTTACCTAAATATGGCATCTATACACTCCTATGCAGCAATCTCTAGAATACTCAAGATAGCATCGACTGACGATGCAGTATCCGACACAACCTTAATCTGATCGTTATGCTCCATAACAACCTTTTGATCCCCACCAATCGGGATCAACGCACCACCGCTTGGGATCGGTGCATCTTTAATAATATGGATTGTATCACCCGCTTGAGTGTTCAAAGTAACAGTTACAGTTATCTGAGAGGCTGTTACATTAGCCAGAGCCAAACCAATTGCTGTGGTTTGAACATCCAGAAGAACCTGATAACCACCAACAGCCGTAGCAGTGGTGCCTATGCTTGCTGAAATCTTTCGTTTGAAGGTATTTGTTGCCATCTAACTATCCTAACGCAATTGATAATGCGACAGCAGTACCCGCCGCGTCTACATTTAAACCAGTCTGAGCCTTGCCTTGTGCCGTGGCGTCCGCCATGCTCAAGTCTGTCAATCCTGTTGCTACACCACCTGTAATCTCAGGATTTGACATTGCCAGAGTATCGCTCAAGCTTATCATATTTGCCCCTGATCCGCCACCATCACCGTACACAATGCTGACTTTTCCTGTTCCCGGCACTGTAACATTAGTTCCGCTACCCTGTGTAACGATTATATTTCTATCCGCAGTTAATGAATTTTTAAAGATAAAAAACGCCTGAGTTGTGTTTGGTGCTATTGTTAGCGTAACATCACTGCCAAGATCTGAACCAGAATCTACGAACTCAACAACACGATACATACCGTCTGATGCGTTGCTCGATCCAGAAGACGGAGAGCCAGGTCTAACAGTTAATGTATGTGTTGCACCAGATACCGTTACGCTTTTGTATCCAGCCAACCGATCAAATATATCAAAATTATGGTTTGTGGTAGTACCCCATGTACCAGATTGCTCACCAGTACCCGGTTTTTCAATCGCAAAGTTTGTTGTAAACGTACTAGCCATATATTTCTCCTATGCTACGTCTTTCCATGCGGCTGCTTGTAAACGATCACCGGGAACAAAACCTCTAGGCGCTCCTTCAGCCTCCTTATAAGAAGGACTGGATAATGGATCGCCGGGCTGCGTACCGGGTACAGGCGGTTGAAAATTCGGAACTTGATCTGGAACAACTTGACCATATACCCTAACATTTCCTATACTTCCTGTTACTTCTTCGCCAGTTACGATAGCATCTGCGTTTGCTTGTACCGTTACATTACCAACATTTGTCGCACTTGCCAATCCCGTTGTTAAAAACTCTACCGAAATACCTGCAATGACGGTGCCTACAAATCCTCTGACAAAAGCAAAATCAGAGGTAACAGAAACATTCGCCGCTGCATCAACTGTAGCCGTGCCAACCGTGCCAGTAGCCTCAGAGCCTGTAACCGCTACGCCAGCCGCCGCGTCTATTGTGACACTTCCAACGCCGCCTGTAGCAGCAATACCTGTCTCTGGAACGTTGGCTGCACCTGTGACCGTTACAGAATCTAGCCCACCTGTAGCAGCAGAACCCGTAACACCAACGTCCGCTTCCGCTGCAACCGTAACACTACCAACAGCACTTGTAGCCGAAATACCTGTTTCTGGAACAATTGCATCACCGCTAATCGTCGGTGATCCTACGGCTCCCGTACCCGCAGATCCCGCTGCGGAAATGTTTGCTGTACCTGTGACAACAACAGAACCTACAGAGCCTGTGCTTGTAGAGCCTGTAACCCCTACATCAGCCGCAGCCGCAACGACAACAGAGCCAACGCCACTTGTAGCCGCCAGCCCTGTTTCTGGAACATTAGCTTCTGCAACAACAGAAACAGATCCAACCGCACCTGTTCCTGCCACTCCCGTAACAACAACTGGAATGGATTCGCCCCAAGTCCCTTGGGACCATGTACCTCTATTCCATCCAGCAATTATTGCCATAGGACTTTACCTTTAGGCGATACGGATAATAGCGTTACTCGCGTCCGCTGTTGGAAACTGAATAGTAAAGTCACCAGCAGTCGATGTCTTATCGCCACCAAACGCCAATACAATAACAGAATCCACCGTACCTGATCCGCCACCAGTTGTGGTGTTATATATCAAAGCACCGTTTGCTGTAATTGTCGCCGTTGAAAACGTTGAATCAGCAAAATCAGTGAAAGCTGTTGTACCACTTGTACTAGGATCTACTCTTGTTAAGGTGTTTCCACCAGCAGAATAACCCGTGCCACTAACCTCGTTTGAAGTAGCATAACCAGTAGTAGAAGCATCTAATGATGCAGATGAAGTATATAGGGCAATCTTAAAAGTATGCCCTCCTGAGTTTTTAAAGTTGTGCCCTGCTTCAAGAAGTTCTTGCTTGAAAGAGGTACACATTGCTTGCGTGATCGCCATGTTATAATCTCCTTATTGCGTCAGCCAGTTCTGGATGCCCTGCATCTATAAGGGCATTATACACGGTTGTGCGGTCACTGCGAATAGCTTCGCGCATATAAAATGCAACCACCTTTTCCATGTGCTTTTGGAACGCTCGTGCTTGATCTCTGATAGCTGGATGTGCGTTATCCGACACGCTAATCAGTTTTTCCACACAGCGTTCTGCAACCTCATCGGGGGTAAATCCTCGATTCTGTGTTGTTTGTACGTTGACGATAGGATCGTCTGGAATATCAAAATTAAGTTTAAACATTATTGTTTCGGCCTCACTACTTTACCAACGCGATAGTCTTGCGTGGTTTCTTTTGCTTCCCCTAGCATTTTCAACCCAATTATCGCTTCGTTAAACCTCTGGTTATACAGTGCCATTATATCTGGCTCACCCTTCATAAAGATATACGCCTCAACAAGTGAACCATATAATAACGCTAACTCTGCATTCTCACTTAACCAAGATGTATCCGTTCCCGCACCAGAAGTCAGACTAGCAGGTCTATACAAATACTGCACTTCTGCATCATATGCTACATCTGGCGTTGGAGCTAAAATAAAGTTACCCACATCAAATTGAGCGTAGTATCTTGGTTTACCTCGAACAGTATAATCAGGATGAAATGCTTCAATAAAAGACAAATCTTTAAATTCTAAATATTCTTTTGCGTCACTTCCTGCGGCACTATTATAAATACTTAAAGAAAAGGGGGCTAAAAAATCACTGGGCGCACCAAGATACTGATTGCCAACAGCCATAGAGCCAACCTGATTCCGCATAAATAAATTTAACTGCACATTTTTTAATATGCGCTCTTCAGCAGCCCTAATAAAAATAGGAAGATTATTTACGAAAGTCGTTTCAGAATTTTCTGTATAATCCTGTATCGCTTGCTTCAAACTATCAAATGTAAAACTCATGGTGTGTTCGCTTGGCCTCCCATACCTGAATGGTTGGTGCAATAATAATACAATGTTGGGGCACCCGATGCCACCGTTATTTCTGTGTACGATCCTAAACTACCCGGAGTTCCGCTTGTAACAACTCCCGTGGTATAAGCTACACCCGAATTATGTGTCCCGTCCAAAGTCGTTGAAAACTGTAAAGGATGCCCACTATTACTAGAATCGCTCTGATCAAAACGGTATATATTACCCTCTAACAAATTTAGAGTCTGTTGCGCCGTGCCTCCAATGTAATAGACATTACCACTGCCTGGGTTAGCTACGCTAATGTAAAACGTTGTAACGTTTGTAGAAAGAGAAACAGACGCTACTCCACCCGTAGCAACCGAGCCTGTAAGAGCTTGATTTACCGTAGCGGGAAGCTGAACAGTAACACTACCAACTGAACCAAGTGCTTGTGCACCTAGCGTTTTAGGTAAAAACACCGTGACAGTTCCAACTGACCCCGTCGCAACAAGATCATTCTCTTCAATTATTCCTGGTATTGTTTTGAAACCTACAGGATTAAATCCATATTGTAGTGCTCTTTGCTCTGACAAACCTGTCTCTGGACGTGGATCTCTCAACGCCTGTGGATCTGTGCCTACACGAGGGGGTCTAAGCTGCGGATGTTTTGGTTCAAACTCATCCTTACCTACAAGTAGTCCGTTCCACTCCTTACGCATGTCTCTGAGTCGATACCGAAAACCAGATCGATCTGATATACCAAAAGCTTTTTTACCGGACGCAAACGCCATTAGACCCTCAAGTATTGTATACTAGGTTGTAGTTTCAGAGGTGTTCTATCCTCATCCTCATCAGAAGCACGTTGGAACTCCTCCTCATAAACAGACTTTAATAACTGAATCCGCTCTGGAGCACGTTTCATCGCCAAGTAGTATGCTAGTCCAGCCACCATGCAAGGATAGAAACGAAAAGGCATATCAGTAGTATTAGTAAGAGTATCAGCATCTTCGATTCGTCGCACATAATAATAAACTATCTGATCTGTTGAGTTTTCTGGGGTAGCCCAGAGATTAATAACGGGGTCAATTTTTCTGTCAAAGTAATACTGACTTGGACGAGCTTCCGTAGTCTTATTAGGAACCGTTAGATATTCACCCCTACTAATTCTGCTCAGTTCAAAGTCCGTACCATCACGTCGTAACACCACTTCAAGAAGATCTATTACATCAGAGGTCAACGTCTCTTGGGCCTGGCCCTTAGTAAGCGTAAGCGTTGCTTGCTGTATAGTCCAGAGATTCAAACCTCTGTTCGCCCACTCTGCAAACATCAGGTTAAGAGACCGACGAGCAGTCTTTGCATCGTAGCCTGTACGTACCTCTATTCCGCATCTTTCATACGCTTCTTCGATGATGTCAGCTACATCTAGTTCGAAGTCTCTTGATCCTGAAGTTGCCATAGCTTAACTCATATGTGGTTTCTGGTTAGTCTTAGTTATCGCGGCTCCACCGTTCGCATATCGTCTTGTGTTAAAACCTCTATCCTTTGGAGCATCACGACCATAAGCTTTAATCAACTTGAAATCTTTCATAATCGCAGCTTCTTCTTTTAGCTGTTTATTTTTTGATTTTTTAATCACACCTTTGGTTTCTTTTACTTCTTGTTCTTTTCCAGACTCGCCTCTGTCCTTATATTTTCTAGAAAGATTAGCCCTTTTTTTATTTTCTTCTCTTATTATTTTAAGCTGTCTGTCTGTGCCAGCGTCTGAGGCTATCCTTCTTAATTTATCAGAACTAAGAGTTCCTCCTCCGTCACCAAATTTTCTTTTGGCTTGACCACCAGCTTTTAACTTTACACCTCGTCCTTTTAAAACATCTTTCTGGGTAACTTTACCGTCACCAGTTAAATCAGGAAACTTTTTAGCCATCTTTTTCATCCTCGTTGTATAGGTTATCAAACACTCGATTTACATCTAGTGTATAGTCTAAATCACTTTTTGAATAGTGTATATGTTGTGAGGGTTTAAAATCAGGGGCACCCTCTCCCAACGCAAACCAAGCTGGATGCGTTACACGCACTCGGTTATTTGGTAGCGCAACAATATTACCCGTCCATTCTCCAGCATCTAAAAGCTGTAAAACATGACTCTGTTTATGCTGTGCAGGATCATCACCGATCTCGCTTTCAGTGTAATCCACAGTAAACAAATACTTAGCAGGGAACATCTGACCATCGATCTTAGCTAACCAAGGACACGGTGTAGCCCTGTCCAAAACATAAACAGAATGATTATGTGAGGAACAATCCCAAGGCTGTGCGTCATGTGTCGCCATGGGTTCGGGCCATTCTTCTAAAGGTATATCTGCAACCAAGGCAGTTATAGGCATCCTGGCCCACATTGCACCGCCGTGAATTGTATCTTCCTCCTCGTCTTCAGCTTCACATCCTGTGAAGATTACTTGGAAACTCAGAGATCTATTCGGTATGGTTGTAACTGCAACCACCATCGCATGGAGAAACTCGCCGTGATATTTCTCATGATTATGGGTGTACTCACGACGAACCCAAGCCTTAAAATAAGGTATGTTGCTTTGTAGGTATGGCATGGGACTCTAGAATATTCTTACTTTTCCGCCGATCACGCCGCCTTTAGACATCATCTTGCCACCAAGACGATATCCTTTTTTCATCTTACCGCCAGCTTTGTAGCCCTTGGTCTTCATCTTACCGCCAGCCTTATAGCCTTTAGTCTTCATCTTACCACCGACTGAGTAGCCCTTGGTCTTCATTTTTCCGCCGCCACGGAATCCTTTCTTTTTCATCATGATGTTTCTCCTTTAGAAAATTCTTACACCTCTGGTGGCTACTAAACCACCACCACTAGCCTTCCAACTTATTCGTTTAGAAGACTTCTTCTTCTTTGCAGCAGAAGTACACTGCGCCATTGTAGGTCTACAAGCCGGATAACCTCTGCGTTTCTCACCCTTTTGACGACCACAAGGTTTGCCTGTCTTACAGTCTACCCAACCTTTGCCGTCATTTTGTCCGAACCATACACGAAGGGAGTTCTTTGCCATTAGAATATCCTCGTAACCTGTCGTTTCTTTTCTTGCATAGCAGGGCCACAACCAGCGGCGATAAACCCACCGTTTTTAAGATTTCTTCTTGGGGGTCTTTTAGGGTTATCGATAGCCGAAACCACACCGCCTTCAGCAGCTTTCTTAGTAGAGTTTCCCCAATTGCTTGCCCCGACCTTGCGACACTTTGATAGTGCCCCCGAAGCGTACGCGCTGGGCCACACCTTGTACCGAGCTTTTACCTTGTGATAACAAGCGTCTTTTTTTGATTTCTTCTTTGCCATTAGTTCGTCTCCGAGGTGACTTGGATACTTGGAATGATGTTTGTCCACGACTTATCAAAGCTAAATTTCCTTTCCGTCAGTTCTTCTACAGACTGA